TGCCCTGGCTCGACTGCAGCCCGATCCGCGACCCGATCCGGAGCAGATCAAGCGCGAGGGCTGGCGCGACCAACAGATCCTGGTGATCTCGCCCAACGACACGCGGCTCGACTGGGTCGAACGTGAACTGCTTCGCCGGATCGGCGATCGGCTGTACGGGCCGAAGGAGCGTCGACATGGCTGAGTGGACGATCGAGACCGTGGCCGATCGGTTCATCGAGGCCGCACGAACCGCCCACCGCCTTCCTCCGGTTCGCGTGCAGGGGTACTTCAACTGCTGGCCGGCGATCAAACGCATGCCATGGGAAAACCTCGGCGCAGAGCCGCCGGTCTACCGCTTTCCTCCCGACCCTGCAGCCATCGACCGAATGCTGGAGACCATGCGGTGGGTGCAGTGGCTTGAGGAGGAACAGCGACACCTCGTCTGGATGCGGGCGCAGCGGTACCCGTGGAAAGAAGTCTGTTGCCGCTTCGCCTGTGACCGGACCACTGCCTGGCGTCGTTGGCAGGCGGCACTGGCGATCGTGGTCGAGCAGCTGCAAGCGGCGAAGAGACATGGCGCGGCAGCCAATTCGCGCTGACGTTGCGTGTAGTTGCGAGCCGCTGCAAAGCCACTCGGAATCCTGCGGAATGCTTCGGGTTTTGACGACTTATCGGCGTGCAACATCCTGAGGTTTTTTCGCTAGTATTACGGCTAATCTCGCGAGCGAAGTACGTCTGAAGGCCACAGCACAGTCTGTGGCCTTCGTCGTTTCCAGCCCGCGATGGCCACGCCCCATTGCCACGGGTCCTTCCTGGCCACCAAGCCATGCGGGGGGCGCGAGCGCGGCGCTTTTTTAGCGTCAGACTGCAAACCTAGGTTTGCAGGGTTTGCAGTTTGCACCCGCCCATCCAGCACGTATCACGAGCCCGCCCACGGTTTCCCGTCGGCGGGTTTCCTTTTTTCGAGGAACTGATTCTGAACACGCTCAACGTCGAGTACCGCAAGGTCGAGGCGCTGATCCCCTATGCCCGCAATCCGCGCACGCACACCGGCGAGCAGGTGGCCAAGATCGCCGCCAGCATCGTGGAGTACGGCTGGACGAACCCGGTCCTGGTGGATGGTGACAACGGCATCATCGCCGGCCACGGCCGCATGGCTGCCGCGCGCAAGCTGGGACTCGATGAAGTCCCGGTGATCGAACTTGCTCATCTGTCACCGTCACAGAAACGCGCCTACGTCATCTCCGACAATCGGCTAGCGCTCGATGCGGGCTGGAACGAGGAACTGCTGGCGCTGGAATTGGCCGAGCTGTCCGACGCTGGGTACGACCTTGCACTGACCGGCTTCGATGAGACTGAGATCGAGGCATTGCTCGCCGACGACGTGGTCACCGGTGATGCCGACCAGGACGATGACGCCAATGCACCGGACGCGGCCGACGACGTGCCGGAAGCACCCGTGGTGCCAGTGTCCCGCACCGGCGATGTCTGGGCCATCGGCCCGCACCGATTCATCTGCGGTGACGCTACTGATCCAACCGTGGTCGCCGCTCTGATGCAGAGTGACTTGGCACGGCTGTGCTTCACCTCGCCGCCCTACGGCAATCAGCGCGACTACACCTCCGACGGCATCGCCGACTGGGATGGCCTGATGCGCGGCGTGTTCGCCAAGGTGCCAATGGCGGACGACGGACAGGTGCTGGTCAACCTCGGGCTGATCCACCGTGACAACGAAGTCATCCCGTACTGGGACGCGTGGCTCGGCTGGATGCGTACACAAGGCTGGCGGCGCTTCGCGTGGTACGTCTGGGATCAGGGGCCGGGGATGCCCGGCGACTGGGCGGGCCGCTTGGCGCCGAGCTTCGAGTTCGTCTTCCACTTCAACCGCCAGAGCCGCAAGCCTAACAAGATCGTGCCCTGCAAACACGCCGGCCAGGAATCACATCTGCGTGCCGATGGCTCGTCCACGGCCATGCGCGGCAAGGATGGCGAAGTCGGCGGTTGGACGCACAAGGGCCAACCGACGCAGGACACCCGGATTCCCGACTCGGTGATCCGTGTGATGCGCCACAAGGGGAAGATCGGGCAGGACATCGACCACCCGGCCGTGTTCCCGGTGGCGCTGCCGGAGTTCGTGATCGAGGCCTACACCGACGCCGGTGACATCATGTTCGAACCCTTCGGTGGCAGCGGGACCACGATGCTGGCCGCACAGCGCACCGGACGTGTGTGTCGCAGCGTCGAGATCGCGCCGGAGTACGTGGACGTCGCCATCAAGCGCTTCCAGCAGAACCACCCCGGTGTGCCCGTCACGCTGTTGGCCACTGGCCAGTCCTTCGACGAGGTGGTCAACGAACGTCTGGCCACCATAGGGGCCGCGCAATGACCGCCTCTTGGTTTGCCGACAAGATCGAGCAATGGCCGACATCCAAGCTGCTGCCCTATGCCCGCAACGCGCGCACCCACTCAGACGATCAGGTCGCGCAGATCGCCGCATCGATTGCCGAATTCGGATTCACCAACCCGATCCTGGCGGGCAGCGATGGCGTGATCGTTGCCGGGCACGGGAGGCTCGCCGCTGCCCAGAAACTCGGGCTGGAACTGGTGCCGGTGGTCGTGCTCGACCATCTGACGCCGACCCAGCGCCGCGCGCTGGTGATCGCCGACAACCGCATCGCCGAGAACGCCGGCTGGGACGACGCGATGCTTCGCATCGAGATCGCTGCCCTGCAGGACGATGACTTCGACCTGTCGTTGACGGGCTTCGATGCCGACGCGCTGGCCGAGCTGATGGCAGGCGATGAGCCGGATGACGAAGGGCAAACCGATGACGACGCGGTGCCCGAGGTCAGCGAGACGCCCGTCTCGCGCCCGGGCGATGTCTGGCTGCTCGGTGGCCACCGCCTGCTGTGCGGTGACTCCACCGTGACCGAAAGCTACGACCGAGTTCTCGATGGCGATCCGGTGGACATGGTCTTCACCGATCCGCCGTACAACGTGAACTACGCCAACAGCGCCAAGGACAAGATGCGTGGCAAGGATCGCGCGATCCTGAACGACAACCTCGGTGACGGCTTCTACGACTTCCTGCTGGCGGCTTTGACGCCAACCATTGCGCACTGCCGGGGCGGGATCTACGTGGCGATGTCCTCCAGCGAACTGGATGTACTGCAGGCTGCCTTCCGTGCTGCCGGTGGCAAGTGGTCGACGTTCATCATCTGGGCCAAGAACACCTTCACGCTGGGGCGCGCCGACTACCAGCGCCAATACGAGCCGATCCTCTACGGATGGCCCGAAGGCGCGCAACGTCACTGGTGTGGCGACCGCGATCAGGGCGACGTCTGGAATATCAAGAAGCCGCAGAAGAACGATCTGCACCCGACCATGAAGCCGGTGGAGCTGGTCGAGCGCGCGATTCGCAATTCGAGCCGACCCGGCAACGTGGTGCTCGACCCCTTCGGCGGTTCCGGTACGACATTGATCGCCGCAGAGAAATCTGGACGGATGGCGCGACTGATCGAACTCGATCCGAAGTACGTGGATGTGATCGTGCGCCGCTGGCAGGACTGGACAGGCAAGCAGGCCACCCGAGAGTCGGATGGCGTGCTGTTCGATCAGGCGACCAGCGATTCCTCGACGATCTCGCAGTGAATCACGAAGCCCGTCAGGTAAGGCAGGCCGCGCGGGATGCCGTACTGCTTGCTGGTCTGGCGGCCAATCGTCCAGCCCATCCAGCGTTGGGTGGCGGCGTTGATCGCGTCCGCCAGGGCCTTGCCCTCGTAAAGCCCGTTCTGTACGTCGTCGGCAAAGTGGCGCCCGTGGCGGCTGTCAAGGAAGATCCGAATCGACTCGAGGGGTTGGCTGGTGGCGTCCGCGATGGCAGCCATCGCCAGGGGCCATCCGGCGCTGGCGTGCTCGTTCATCGTGCCCCAGAAGCCCCATTCTTCGTTCTGGGTGGCAGGGATTTGGTTGGTGGCGTTCATCATTGGCTCCTTGGGATCTGATCGTTGCGACACCCGTAGTAACGCGCTGTTCGATCGTTGCGACACCCGTAGTAACGCGCTGTTCGATTGAGAAGCCAAGCGGGGCTTGGCCTCTTTCTCGATCTTTCTGATCAGGCGATCCGGTAGACCCGCTCGCCGCCCGGAGCCTTGTCCGAGACGATGGTCAGGCCGAGCTTCTTCTTGAAGGCTCCGGCAAAGGTGCCGCGCACCGTGTGCGCCTGCCAGCCGGTGGCCATGCAGATCTGGGCAATCGTGGCGCCTTCGGGGCGTTGCAGCATCCGGATCACTTCGGCCTGCTTGCTGTTTTCGCGGGTGCGCGGCTTGGCCTGCTCAGTGCTCGCGTCCTTGGCCCACGCGGCCTCGGCTGCGGTCACGGCGGCCTCGATCTCGGGATCGGCATCCAGGGGCGTGGCGGTGGGTTCGAGAGCGGGACGGGCGCGACCCATCGCATCGTAGCCCTCGGCAGCGACAAACCAGTCGGAGCCGTCGGTGGTGATCAAGGCGCGGTTGAACAAGCCGTCGAGCACCTTCTTGCGTGCGCCGCCTTTGATGTTGTCGGGGAACCAGTCGATCTTGCCGCCGGTGTGTTCGAGGGCGTAGGCCAGGATCGCGTGCTGGGCCGGGGTCAGTTGGGTGGTGTTCATTTGCTGCTCCTCTGGAGTGGTTGATGGCGTGACCTGATGAACGCGCTGTTCGGGAGTGAAGCCAAGCGTCTTCTGCTTCTTTCTCAGTCCTGTTTTGCAGCTTGCTGACCCGCCTCATAGGCGGCGATCAGGGCGCTCTTGACGCCCCAGACGCTGACCTCGTGGAAGTCCAGGCGATCGCTGTTGCGAGTCTCCAGTGTGTCGATGAACAGGTGATCCAGCGCGATTTGCTGCAGTAGGTTTTCCATGGCTTTGTCGGTTTGCTTGGTCATGTGCGTCTCCTGACGGCGTCGTTGATGGTGATGCCATGAACGCGCTGTTCCAGATGGAAGCCAAGCTCAATCCAGAGGAATAACGATTGAATGATTGAAGGAGCCACCGGTTCTCACCATGGGCATTTCGATACGCGCATACGCCCGGCACCGTGGCGTGACGGACACCGCTGTTCACAAGGCGATTCGTGCCGGGCGCATCACGCCGGAAGCTGACGGAACCATCGATGCCGACCGGGCGGATCGCGAGTGGGCGCGCAACTCGGATGCGCCCAAGGCAGGCACCCGTGCCAAGGCGGCCAAAGTGGTCGTGCCGGAGACCGGCACACCGTCGAACGACGGGCCTGCGGCCTTGCCTACTGGTGGCACGTCGTTGCTGCAGGCACGCACGGTCAACGAAGTGGTCAAGGCGCAAACCAACAAGGTGCGACTGGCCCGCCTAAAAGGAGAGCTGGTCGATCGGCCACAGGCCATTGCGCATGTGTTCAAGCTGGCGCGCTCCGAGCGCGATGCGTGGCTCAACTGGCCCGCGCGTATTTCGGCGCAGATGGCTGCCAGGCTCGATGTCGATCCGCACGCCATGCACGTGGCACTGGAGGCCGCAGTGCGCGAGCACCTGCAAGAGCTGGGCGAACTGCGCCCTCGAGTGGATTGATGAAACACATCCCTGTGTTTCACCCTGACGGGCGCGCTGAAGCGCGTCCAAATTCGTTCCGGACGAATTTGTGATGCTGAACGTGGACTACGAAGGCGCGGCGGAAATCGAGCGCGCTTGGCGCGAAGGACTGACGCCGGACCCATTGCTGACCGTGTCCGAATGGTCGGATCGGCACCGGATGCTTTCCAGCAAGGCATCCGCCGAGCCGGGACGCTGGCGCACCAGTCGCACGCCGTACCTGAAGGCGATCATGGACTGCCTGTCGCCGACGTCGCCAGTCGAGCGCGTGGTGTTCATGAAGGCCGCCCAACTCGGCGCGACCGAGATGGGCTCGAACTGGATCGGCTACGTGATCCACCACGCGCCAGGCCCAATGATGGCGGTCTGGCCGACAGTGGAGATGGCCAAGCGCAACTCCAAGCAGCGGATCGACCCGCTGATCGAGGAGTCGGGTGTTCTGGCCGAGTTGATTGCACCGGCCAGGAGCCGGGACTCGGGCAACACCATTCTCGCGAAGGAGTTCCGGGGTGGAGTCCTGGTCATGACCGGTGCCAACAGCGCGGTCGGACTGCGGTCAATGCCCGTCAGATACCTGTTCCTCGATGAGGTGGATGGCTATCCGCTGGACGTCGAGGGCGAAGGCGATGCGATTTCACTGGCTGAGGCGCGCACCCGAACCTTCGCCCGGCGCAAGATTTTCATCGTCTCGACGCCGACAATCTCTGGGGCGAGCGCCATCGAACGCGAATATGAGGCATCCGATCAGCGCCGCTACTTTGTGCCCTGCCCACACTGCTCGCACCGGCAGTGGCTGCGCTTCGAACAACTGCGG